GTTTTTAAATAATCTTTTGGTAGTTGTGGCATCTTTGATTTTGGTGTGACCTTGTAATCTTTGATACAAAGATGATCTAATAATTTTTTAATTGATGCTGCAGCCCAGATGTCAACTTTTATTGTTGTAATACTTTCTATTGCATTTACAATTTGATCTCTACGTTTTTTAAGATGTCTGCCAAACGTAATAGCTTTTGCGACATCTATTCTAACGCCTTTGAATTTCATGTCAACTAAACATAAAAATAATTCTGTTTCTAATTCAAATATTTGTCTACAAGTTTTTTGTTCTCCATCTTCTTTGATGTATAATACTTCGTCTATTTTTTTATTAAATAGATTCCATAATTTATAAGTTAAGTTTACATCTTGTTTTGCATATTCTTTTACAATTGATGCAGGTAGTTTATGCATGTTAGTCATTGGGTCCTTAACTGTACCACCAGACCATTCTAATGTTTTTTGTTGTAAATCGTATTTGTATTTTTCTTCGTTGAGATAATCTTTTGATAATGCATCGAGTGAATATTTAAATCTGTTCTCATCAATAACAGATGCAGCTATCATAGTATCGACTATTCTACCTTTCATCATCTTACCAGTTACAGCTCTAATCCAACAAACATCATACATTGCATTGTGAAATACTTTTGTGATGTTTTCGTTTTGAAATATTTTATCATTTAATACTTCCCATATCTTGTCTATTCTTTCAGGATCTATGTCAGTATCTGAATGACGTAAAGGAAAGTATGATGTATCTTTACCTGTTGCAACAGCTATACCACAAATGAAACCATCGTTTCTTATAGCACCTAAACCTTTTGTTTTAAGATTTGGATCGTATGTTTCTATATCAACTGCAACTGTATCTACACCGTTTAGGTCTAGATCTTCTGGTGTATTACACATTATAATCTCTCTCCAATATCATTTCTAAATAGTGTATTGCCTTCTTTATATCTTGCTCTTTCCCTTTCGACTGATGTCGACAGATATACTTTATAGCATTACCCTCTGCAAAAAGCAATTTGTTCTCATTAATAAACTCTGCTGGTTGAATCTTCATCGATCGATAGTGCTTCCCACCTACCTGCTCTTCTAATGAAGAGTATGTTGTTCCTTTAAATATATCTTTGTGTGTCATCTTACTCCTAGTTTATATTTGTCTTGTGATGCTATTGTCCAACAGTCAAATCTGCCACGACTATACGCTACGTATTTTAATCTCAACTGACTAAAATAATCTTCTGGTCTAAATCTTGTGTCGTCTACTATGACATTATCAAAAGTTAAACCTTTTACGGTGTGAATGTTTGCATACTTAACTCTAACTTCACCGTTAAGATCACAACCATTTCGTAAAATTTTATTAATATATAATATTCTGTCTTCTTCTGTTTTAGTTCTTATTAATGCAAAGTCTTTTTGAAATTTTGAATTTTCTTTTAAATACTTATGATATATTAAATAATCTATATTGTATTCTCTATCTACCCATTCTTCAAAAGTTTCATCTCCTCTTCCATGCACTATAACTTTACTACCCATATAACTCCAAAAATCTTTTATTTGTTTTAATGGCATTGCTTTACCGCTTGCAAACTCTGGCCATAATTTATGACATCTTAATTCTTTCTTTGGTACGTGAGCCGTGTTCCCTACATGTGCAAACTCTATGCCGTGTTTCTTAAAAAACTTTTTAACCCATGCATCAGATGGCTTTTGACGATAAGTAAATAAAAAAGTCTCTTTAGTATTTTTTATTTTATCTAATAAAATTTCTAAAGCGCTACAATTTTTTTGTAGATTTGGGAGATAATAATGATTTCCTGTTATATCAGTAGCTTTCCATACTCTATAAGTTCCATAATGATGCCATATTGGAGCTATAATTTTTTTACATAAATTGTTTATAGTTTTACTACATCTATGTCCTTGTTCTAATTCCTTTGCACCTTGTGATAATTTATAAAATTCATGTGCATCTGCACCCGCCCATTCAAATATAGTTTGATCAGGGTCTCCCACAAACCAGTATTCTTGTGCATTAGTTGCAATTTTATCTAATGCTATTTTTTGTGTTTTATTACTGTCTTGTGCCTCATCTACTATCAAAGCATCTATGTTTGGTTCGACTGCTTTGTCTATAAATCTTTTAATCATATCGTGAAAATCTAATTTACCATTGTCTTTGTTATATTTTTCTACGATTGGTAACATTGTTTCTATATCAGTTATAGAATAGCCATGGTATTTTTTGTCAGATATTTTCCAATGTTCTTTTAAAGATCTGTTAAATCCGTATGCTTCTCTAACAAATTTAAAATACCCATGTTCTCTGTTATCAAATTGAGATTGTATTACTTTGTGTCTTTGAAATATAGAATCTATTCTGCATAAATTTTTATAATCATCATAGTCTAAAACTTGTTCTCCGATAGTTGCTTTGTTTTTACAATAGTGATGTATTGTACAAATGTTATGTTCTAATGCTTTTTTAGTAATGCCTTGCATTTCTGGTAGTTTTAATATCTCATCTTTAATTTCATCTGCTGCAACATTAGTGTGAGATAGAATTATAATTTTTTTGTAATCAAATTTTTTTAACAACTCTGTATATTTACTTGTAATAAATGTAGAAGTCTTACCTGTACCTGGAGGACCCACCATAAACTGAAGCTTACTCATTAGTAATCTCCTTGTATTCTCCTTCAACAATTAAATCTTCAACATCTACTGCTTGATTTATCATACGCCATGATACACAAGACTTACCATTAAACTTACCGTGATTCTTTTTTGCTTTAAGTATGTTTTGACATTTTATAACTAAATCTACTCTTGGTAAATTTACTTTCTGTCTATGTAAATAATCTTCAAACTTATCTAAACTAAATTCTAATATATTTTTACCCATGTTAAAATAAGGTAAACCAAAGTTTGCTAGTTCTTTTTTATTTGTATATGCTTTTTCTTCTGAAATATAATTTTTAAAATGTTTTTTAAATCTTAAATCTTCTTCTGCATCTTCAACATAATCTTTTGACTTCTCTCGTGCTTCATACTTTCTACGCATAATCTCTTCAAAGTCTGCAGCTTTCATCTCTGGAATCCAAACAGATGCTTTACTAATTACAGCATCATAAAATAATTTTTTATTACGAAGTGTAGGACCGTCAACTGTAATAGTTTTTTCAACGGCCTCCCCCTGTACTACAGCATTTATTTTTACAAAATATCTATCACTGCCATATTCTATTATTTGTCCGATAGATTGTTTTGCTTCTTCACTTGTAGCTTCTTGTACACCAATCCAACTAAACAATGTTGCTATTGTTTTTGTAGAGCACCCAATGATCTCTGCAAGTTTTGGCATACCAAATTTTCTGTTTGCTTTTTTGTGTGTTGTTCCTTTTTTCTTTCTTTTTTCTGCCTCTTCATCTTTTGCTGCAACAGCAATTTTATAAATATAGTCATCAATTTCTTCTGTGTTCCACTCTGTATGTTTTAACAATACTCCTGCCATAGCAGTGCAATAATCATCTCTTTGTCCTGATCCTGCGTATGTAATACACAAGGCTGCAGCTAAAGCAATCTTACCAAGATCAACTTTAATATTACCTGGGTATTCGTCAATACCATCGTATTTAACCCACTTAACAACTTCATTTGTTGTATGATATTTTGTTTCTGGAACTAATGTGTATTTATTTGCGCCATGTCTTATCTCACACAAAGTTGCACCATGACCATAATCTTTGTAATAATTTTCTAATTCTTTTGGTAGTGCAAATTTTTTATAGTCTGATGTACCAGACCAAAGATAATGACTTGATGGATTATTTCTTCTACCAAATATTGCACCACATGATTTTATGTGATCGCTTGTAAATCTTTTAACAACAGGATTGTCAATATCAAAATCTATATATTGATCTAACCGAAGTCCTATTTGTTTTGTTGTGTGTTCTATTCTCCATTCTTCTTTCGTAATCTTAAAATCAGGGTCGGACCATTTTTCAACCACCGCCTGCTTTGTATCGCAGGGTATGATCACCCGTCCCAGATCTATCCAATCTTCGTACGTAACCGGAGCTTTATTTATCTTATCATTCATAAATTAAAAGTGGGCGTATCCACTCTCGCTTCGACGCCCACTACCTAGGATCTTATAAATTTAAAGATTTTTTAGTTTGTTCTTGAGTTTCAGGTTTTGCTTCTATCTCACCCTTACCTACAGAATCTGCAAAAGATTTTGCCATATCATAGATAGCTTTATCTGTGACTGGTCCAACCTTCGATACATCCCAACCAAACCATGTTCCTTTGTCATTAGACATCTGAACAGTTGATAGTTTATAAATGTGGCTGTAAGTTGGCGGAGTAAACAAACCATTTTTACCCTGCATCTTTAAACCCATCATCATTGAATTCCATTTTCTACTAACTTTTAATTGAGTAGACTTCATAGATATCAACGCTGTCTCCGGGTTATCACCAACTACAAGTACAAAATGACTAGCGGTATTATCTAGATAATTACCATTTGGTAATCTGTCCTTATAATCTTTACCTCTAGTTGTTTGGCTAATGATATCACTATCTGCATCGTGTATCGCAACAGGAGCACCAGTGCTGGTACCTCTATCTTGCCATTCAATGTACTGTCTCTTGTAGTGACATGGTACAACATTAATAGAATCGTACAATGCGTTAGTGACAGTGTTTATGATTTTGCCTGGCTCTGCGCCCTCGACATACTTACCATCTCTTTTGTTTACCTCTGGAGATAGTTGTCCCAAAATTTTTAAGAATGGTAACGCAAGATCTTCTTGCGAAATATTCTGGGCTCCTTGTTGTGCATCTGCTTCCATATCAAATGTAGCTAATGCACCATTCTTTTTTTCTGTTACTTGGTTCATGTTTATTTGTTCCTTTTTATTGTTGTCTTATTCTCCGAGAATACCCCGAAGATTTCCGTTGGCATTTCTTTACCTGCCTCAATACGCTCACGGACTAGCGCTTTCAAAGTCATGGGTTCTACCTTCATCTTTTGTGTCGGTTGGAACCCTTGACCTTTTGCAAGATCGGCATAATCAGCCGCCTTGTTATCTTCGTTGCGACCAAAGGATACGGATAT